TCGACAAGTAGAGGATTGGACGTTATATCGTTTGGCCTCGCTGTATAAGTCGTCTCTGTCGTATTATAGAGACAATTGAAATCGCTAAACTTAGGCCATGCATCCGAACCCGAAGTTAAATTTAGTATCGCCGCTGGCTTTACGCTCGTTCTGTCGCTCTGGAATATATTACTATATACGTGTGCCCGCCTTATTTCTAGAAGATCGTTACGCATTAACGCATTACTACCATACTCATGAAATGGTGGTATAGGTATTGTCCCCGCCGTATTGCCTACCTCCGCCCCTGATGGTAAATATAATGTATTGTTATAAAATATAGCCGGATGCTGCAACCTTACTAACTCTTTATGAAACGATGCCGTTGCCCCGGTAGTAAAGATATTGCCTGTAATAACCGGAGTAAAGTTGGTTAGTGGGGCAATAGGGCTACCGACATTATTTAAGCAGCCATCGCCACTATCGATTTTCATATAGTTGTTTATAAATAATCCTGATGTTAAATAATGCACCACCCCCTGAAAGGTTATACCATCATTATCGTCTGTGCCGTAATTCCACCAATCGCCGGTAAATTTACAGTCCATAATTATGGGGCCAGCGAGTTTATGCAGGTTTAAGCCAAGCCCATCCTCAAACCAACAATTATGTAATACATAGCCCGCGACTTCGGACATATGGTTTGTAAAGTCGATAGGCGGCTCATCGCCATCTGTAAATTCACAGCCTATAAACTTTATATTAAGTATTTGTAACCCCTCCTTGCCATCATTAACCGAAATAATGCTATCGCCATCTGATGTGTTATCAAAAATAGCGTAAGTATTTTTATAGTTAGTTGAGTTGGTGTAGCCCAAGTCTGACAAGTATGGGTTAGTAGCGTGTGGCGTGGCTAGGTAAGCAACGATCGTTATACTATCGTCAACAACTACTGCCGCTGACGGGAAAGAGTAAGTCCCGTCTGCCTTAACCCAGATATTATCTCCGGCATTTGCAACCGCTAATGCTCCAGCAAGCGTTTCTTTAGCTAGAGCTTCCGTGCTACCGTTATCGCCATTGTCGCCAGTTGTGCTAACATAAAGATTATCCATTATGCCGCAATCCCGTATCTGAACTTAGTTACATTATAAATGTTTTGCATCTCTGTTTGTGTTAATACTTTACTATATGCCCACGATTGCCCTATCACTCCGTTTGCATATCCTGCGTTTCTTCTACCTATATCCAAATCGTTCGGTGGGGCACCTACCGTATTTGTTATCCCTAATAAATGCCACTCGGCAGTTACCGCGGTGGCAACAATACCATCTACATACCTAACGGTACTCCCAATAATAAAACCATTGGCCGATAACACACCACTGTTTACCGACATATAGGCTGTACCATTAAGATCGTACACGGATTCGGTTATATTCACCGCCGCTGGTTTGTACCATACCAATATAGTTTTTGTCGTAAGGGCTATATTGCCAAAATCTATATATTGTGTACTCTCCGCAGTAAAACTAAAGCCTGGGTATAAAGGTACAGGTGTTCCTGTGCCACCGATCGCTGTGCCGTCTTTTCTACTCTGGCTTATATCCCGCACTAATACCCCCGACATAAAACCGCCCGTCAATGGTATATCTAATACCGTTAGCTCATCCCTCGGTACTCTATTTCGTCTATGTAATCGCCTCATAGCTTTTCCTCGATTCGTACAAGCGTTCCCTCAATCCGGTCGAATGTAATCTGCTCCTGTTGTTGGTGTAGTTGAAAAACTTCTTTTTCTACTTTACCGCCGTCTAAATCTCTCCACATACCACAAATCAAAGCGATTATTAAGGTTATAAGAACCTTTAGCCAAATACTATCTTTCCATTTCGCTTCCGGCATGATGTACCTTTCAATATAATTACTCGCCCATTAGCTTTACCGTTACTGTTTGACCGGTTGCACCAGGATCGCCCTCTGGAGCCATCTTGATAGTTAATGCCCCAACATACGGCACATCTACATCCATTACATAGGGTGCGTCCTCAGCCTTTATGCCACTGTTGAAAATCTCAAAGCCATCAACATCATCAAGGGTAAGAGTAGCCCCCTTGCCATTGGTGTTTGTACCGTTTACCGACAGTAGTATCCTCGTAACGATACCACCAGGCGAATCATTAAAGACAACTTCTTGCGTTGCCGTTGCCCCGTTTGTAGTCGTAAAAGTATCCATGAGGTATTCCCATATTGCGTTCTTTTGGTCGCTCCTACGTGCGTCTGTCTTTCTTGCAGTCATTTTTCTAATCTCCTAAAATTATTTTGGTGTTATCTCGTACCAATTTAACTCTAATGTGATTACATTCGCGTGTGCTGATAAGTTCTGAACCATAAAAGCATATTGTGTATTTTTATTTAATACCCATTCCGAACCCGCCCTTGTTAATGCACCAATCCCCATCGACACGGGAGATGCCCCGCCCGAAACGCCAACGACAACGGAATCAAGAGTATCTGTAGTCGTTATATTCGCACCTGCGGACTGTAAATCGTCATAGCTCGTAACCTTATTAACTACAGGGGGATTCTCGATAGATGATACTACACTGGTTTTAGAATTACTACGGTTACGATTATAAATAGTTAGCTGTGTCCCCTCATCAACATCTATTGAGGGTGCTTCTATAATACTTAATCTCGATTGATTTGTAACGGCTGCGGCGGCGGTTATATGAATTAGTTTTGTAGTATCCGGCGTATTAAATGCAATAACCACCATCTCATTATCGCCGCTTACCGAATGCTCGTAATGGCAATGAAATGTAATGCCAGCGTGTATTGCGTGATGCTCAAATTCTATCGTCTTTAATGAATCCGTCTTTTTATCTATGTATTGATATGGTATGCCACTCATATTAGCCTCTCTTTGCTACCGCCATAATTCCGGCGGCTAGCTCTCTGCCTAATATCTTAACTCTTTTATTCCTTGTCATATCCGATGCCGCCCTCATAAACGGTATCCCCATCGCGTTAGCGTGCCCGTACTCGATAGCGGCGGGAATATAGTACCTCGTTCCGTCTTTTCCTGTATGTATAAACTCCGGCACTCCTGGCTTTATTTTCATAGATAGACCGAACTGCCCTCTTTTCTGTTTTCTGAATCCTCGTATATGCAGATTTTTAGATATTAAAGTGCCCATCTTACCGCCTACCATAGTTAAGGCATTTTGCTTTGCTGTATCTAAAGCTGGTTTGCTAGCTTTACGAGCCGCCGAGCGGACTATCTTTTTGCCGACCTTTTTTTCCAGGCCAACTAGCTTACGCTCTAAGCCCTCAAAACCTTTTAATATCGCCGTCATTATACTACTTCCTTACACAATAATTCCTGCCAATGATTACGCTCCTGTACATTCCGTATAAATATAATCTCAAAAGTCCTAGACTCAAAAACCACTCTATCCGTTATAACTACGCTCGTGTTGTGTCTGATATTTACCTTATGGGTAATCTCGCCACTCTGCTGCTGCCCCGATATAATCTCGCTACCACTTACGGGGTTAATCGATCCCCACACAACTTTATACTCTGTAAAAGTTTCCGTAGGTTGCCCGTAGCTATCCTCTGCCGTGCTCCTGCTCTGCATACTTAATTGTTTTCTTAACGGCCCGATTCTCATCTTATCCCTTTTCTTTTGGCTGATTCCAGTCAAAATCGATTCTATGGTAAATAGGTTTTATCAGCGGCAACTCATCTATATCCCCTGTTAAATCCTCGTGTTCTACAACGACACCTAAACTATCCGGTGAAAGTGGAACTCCATTGTAAAACTTAGTCCCAGCAGGCATTTTTAGTGCTTCTGCTAAAAACGGATTACTTATATCTATTCGTGCAAATCCCATCTTTTGCCCTTTCTAAATAAATACCCTATCAATCGCTAATAACGATGCCGCCCCTTGCGACATTTTCTTTGGAGTACCTAATAAATCCACTTCCTCCCTATGCTCAAACCAGTGTCCTATCAGTAATAATATCGCTTGCTTAGCCGTCTCCGGCGTAGATGCCCGTGTAGAGCCGTAGCCTGCCGTATAAACGACTTCAACGGAATTACGCATAACTCTAGGGGCAGGCCAGATAACGCCAAATACGGGGTATATGCGGCCTGGTACGCTCTGTTTGTCTTTCGTAAAATCAACGTCCTCAGTTAAGGTCTGCTGCGTACCGCCTGTATCAATGTATTTTAGGGTAGAGACCGTTATCAGTTTCGGTCTGGGCGGCTCAATAACCGCAGGAAAACCATCTAAGGTCAGCGTTAGCGTTTGGGTAATATACGCCCTATTCTGCCATTGCTCGCACAGTTTACGGGCAGCTATAATCAGGTTATATATCTTCAAGTCCTCGGCACCGCCATTGTGTATATACTCATCCCCTACAAAAGTCTCGGCTACATACGCTTTCGTTATAGCGACAATATCAGCCGTCGTATTACTGGTAGTTGAATATAGGCCATCCTTACCGTCTGTACCGCTTACTATAATCATATCACCGCCGTCTGTACTCAAGGTGTGGCCTTCACTCGGCAAACCCGTCTCCGTACCTACATTCAATGATGTAGCTACGCCGCCAGGATCAAGCTGTTTCTCTTTGCCGTCTGTTACCCGTAAATGCAGCCTCGCCTCTTGCAGCGTTACCGGCTCTGCTACCGGCCCTGTTGTTTCTACCAAACCGTATCGCATTATACCGCGTCCTCTTTAAGAATTACCTCGACAAATACACCCGCAGGGGCAGTGCCCGTCCCTGTAGTTTCTGATATAATCGCCTCCAAAACATCGCCAGTTACTAAAGCGGTTGTACCGACAATACCCGATATAATCTCGTAACTTGTTGCACTTGAGTTCAATACGATATTTGTATCCAGAATAGTCGTTCCGTTCTTATGTAAATCTATCTCCCAAACCTCGGTCGTTTGTGGAGCTACCACGTTGCCGCCCTTGAAAGCTAATACTTCTCCAGAAGTTCCATGTACTATGTGTAAAACAAACTCTTTAGCGGTTACTGTCGTCCCCGATTCGTCCGCATAGCTCTTTTCGTATTGATGCTCTTGTTTTTCTACGCCGATACCGGCAGAAGCATTAACCATCGCATCGGTTACCGTACCCGCAGGCAATGCACCTGTACGCATCGTTAGATGCCCGTTTACATGAAGGTCGCCTTCGTGTCTTGATGGAGTTGCCATTTTACTATCCTTTCCCTATAGTTATTTTTGGTATGCAATGCTCCGGCAGCCCCTCTTTCCTTATCTCGGTTACATATCGATGTATGGGCCGCCAGCCATTCTCTAAAGTATCAGGGTAGGTACACATTAGCTGCATGTGCCCTATCTTACAATAGTTTGCCATAAATGCTTTTTTGTTCTCTTTGTGCATTTTATTCCAGAAGTATATATCATCATCCAGTCGATTTTTGCCCCAATCACCGTCTTTATTAGGCACACCTAAAAACCACGGCTTAGATAATGCCTTTAACGCCTTCACCCGTAATATCGTTAAACCAAAATGACCCGTTACTATCTGTGTAAGCGGCTCAGAAAACCTCGACGAATCCATAGGCAGATGCCCCTCGTTTTCGTCTATCTCCGCCGATGGTACTAGCCCCGCCAAAGCACACGGCCCCTCTCGCTTAACCTGTACCGGTATAATGGCATCTATATCGGGGTTTTGTGTTATCATATAGTACAGGTACATAAACTGCTCTTTTGTATAATAAGTATCGTAATCAATCGTAACGATAAACTCTTTACCCTCATCCATAACCTCCTCAATCGAGCGGGTTAGTATCTGCCCCCAAAATACACCTACCCCCTGCCTTATATTTACCCCTAGCGGGGCGAAGGTCTGCATAGCACAAAACATATTATCCGTAAAAGTTAAGCGGGGCATACTCATAACCGCCCCAATCTTAGAACAATCTAACTTGCTGGATACTACAGTAATATCCCCTTTCGGATCAAGCTTTATAGGCTCTGTTATTTTGGCCTCCCCGTTTGGCTTGTACCCTAACAGGTTTAAGCTAATCGGTAAGCTCGCACAATCCTTAACCTCGGATTCCCACCGTACGATCCCCGTTAAACCAACATGCTCCATACAATGACGCAACGATGCCTCGTCGTATATAACCTTATGATAATCATTCTTGTCTATATGCCCACCCAATAAGTAACCGCATATATTTATATCCTCGCCCTTTGCGTATCTTTCGCATATATTGCGTGCATCCGGCACGGCTATTTTCATAACCCCGCCTGGCTTTAACACCCTAAACCAATCCTCCAATACCCTAATATGCTCCCCATCGGCATACTCAAAATGCTCTAAAATATGCGAAGCCCTTATCTCATCGATACTCGCATTATCAGCATCCAACGGGTAAACTTCCTGTCCAGTTCTGCGATCGATATTTGTGTACCCATCAATAGGGTTATCACCCGCACCTAAATTAAACCTCAGTTTTCTTTCTGTTTCTGTAATCATTTTTTCGCCCTTTGTCCCTTTAATTTTATCTTTTTCTTTTAAGTAAGAACGGTCTACAAAAATAAGATTATGCCCTACTATATCAATAATCGAATATCCTTTAGCTGCCCCTAACTTTATTAACGCCTTATACCCTGCCTGTTCGTCCGTGCCATACGGCGGCACATAATCATCATCCGTTACTTTTCCAGAGTGTTCGATTATTACTATCTTCGGCCTATACACGAGCATACTGTTCCAGATATAGTAATCATCGCCGTCTATATCCAAGCTCATCAGCTCGATATTACATGGGGCATTTAGCTTCTCCAATATACTATCCAAGCTATTTGCCCCGTTTGGCTCGATCGATATATTCCTACAAAAGCAAGTCTCGGTAGCGTTCTCTATTAACTTTTTATACTCCGCTTCGTCCCGCTCTATCAGTACGGCTGTCCATCCATCCTCGACAAACTGCCTCGTATTCGAGCAAAACATCCCATCAGCAGCTCCAACCTCCAAACACCATTTATTCGTTACCCCTATAAATTCCGTTAAAGCCTTAACTATTCCATCTTCGCCAAACTGACTATACTTATTACTATGTTGGCTATGTAGTTTTTGATACAGTTCTAAATCCAACTGCGTTTCAAACTTAAACGCCTTGCTTGTATCTATATCCATCGCTTTGTCCCTTTACTAAAATTCCTTCCCGTGTAGATATTCCCTTGTTTTATTAAACTCCATCTTATGCAATAACGCCTCAGGGATTCTTAGTCCATGAGCGATCGTCAAATCAAGTAAGATGCCCAAAACGTCCGCAAGCTGTACCTCTAAGCCGGTATAGTTTAATATGTTTTTGTCCGGCCTTTTACCGCCGTGCCTGGCACACTCATACGCCTCGGATAACTCGCTGTGCATGTGGGCGATCTTCAAGGCTACCTCTTTCATATTCTGCTCTCGATCCCAAAAGCCCTGCCGTTTATGTAGCTCGTGTATCTTAAACCCTACCATCTGGCAAACCGCCACAAAACCATCATCGGGTATAAAATCAGTAGTCGATGTTTTCCAATCAGGGTTTGACACGCTCGGCCTCCTCACGATTACCATATCCGGTAGCTATCATAGTATCCCCGTGTAATCGCCAGAATAAATCGGTATCCTTTTCGCAAAAGTCTAACCGCCAATCGCTATGTCTGGGCTTGAATAATGCGGGCCAGCGTTTCCTGTATTCGTCCATCCGGTTGTCAAACTTCTTTTTAACTGGGAAATTTAATGCCGCTGCTATTCTCGCAGCCTCCGCATCGGGGTTACTAAGCATATTCTCAAACTTAACCAGTATGGTATCTTTCCTCACTGCCGGATTCCAAACCTTTATATGAGTTGTCCAGTCCATGAACGGTGCGGATTCCTCGCCGGTTATTATCTTCCGTACCGGCTGATTCCAGAACCTTGACAATCCCGCAATAGCATTACGTCCGTCCCTTATAAGATATATCACAGGAGAATCATCGGCCTCGTATCCATGCGTTTTAATCAAAAAACATTTTTTTTTATCATCCCGCATTCTTAGATACGCTTCTAGATTCCAGTCATCGTGAAATAACTTACACTTCTTACCAAACATAAACCGTAATTCCGGTTCGTCATATCGAGAGTATGTAGGTATCTCCAAAGTCTGCTCTATTAAGTTTCTACAAAGAGCCGAGCCGCTATGCGGCCATCCTGCTATCCAAACTATCATATCTTTGCCCCTTACTTTGTATGCCCTGTGGCAGCCGAGGCCGAAGCCCCGACCGCCAAAGGACAAAGTTCTTTAGCCGGTTATAACTTTTGTAACCAGACTCGTACTCGTATTGGTATGACACGTTACGCCGGATGATTTTAGGGCTGCGGTATCTTTCGATGCATTACCACGATGCAGTAAAGCCATCGATGCAAAATTGCAGCCAGCGTTAGATTGCGTAGCTATCAAAGCAATTTTCTTTTTGCGTTTCCGCAGATCGACCTGAAACTCAAAAATACAGCCCAGCCCCGTTAAAGTATCATCGGGGATGGTAAAGCCTGTTGAGCCTGCTAAAACATTCGTGCCGCCCGTAAACGCCTCGATGTTCGTCATATTAGTTGGGACTGTTACGCTGCTATGCTCTGCTAATCTAATTGTGCTTAGATCGCCGCCATTAGTGGTGTGCGTACCAACAATCAGATATATATTCGCATAGTCATACCCTGTCTTATCGAATACCAGCGTATGCGAAGTATTCGTTACCAATGTGGCGGCTGGCTGTGCCATAACCGCCGCTGCTCCATTTATTAAAACTGCCATCTTGCTATCTCCTAACTTAAAATTTGCCTAACCTATATCTGTTCAAAGCATATAGGACATTGATTTATTTACACGATTAAGCGTTCAATCCCATTAAAGCCACTACCGGCCCCGCTACTGAGCCTGTACCAACATCGTGTACATTTATATCTATTCTCTCTGTCCCTCTTATTGCCATCTGGTCTTTCAGGAAAACATTATCGCCCGAACCTAACGATGCACTATCACTAAAGCTGATTGTTCTCGCTCGTCTGTCGCCAAACATAGAAGCCAAAGTAAAGTCGCCGAATAACAGCACTACCTGATTCGTTATAGTATCGGTACTTGGCATTGCATTACTAAACAGCACGGGATAGCCCCAAAGTTGGTTGCGTACCGCTAACTCTACCGATTGCTGTGTATTCCCCGACAATGCTGAGGTCAGGCGGATAATCACATTCCAGTAAAACACTTTATGGCAAACAAATACTGTGTTTACATTATCCCCGAAAATTGGCAATCGTGCTGCTGTTTCTGATAAATCAGGAAGGTCTATCTCGGTCATGTTATTGCCCGTTGCAATCTGTAGCCCTCCGCCTGCCGTACCAGCACCAAGACCAGCAGCAATCGCATCAAACTTACCTTCAAAGCCGGTTATGCCGCCATAGGGCAAACCACCATCGCCATTGAAGTATGCCTCATCCTCTTTTTGGGCAAAGGCGATTGCTATTTCCCGTACAAGGTCGTTGGCTACGCTAATAATCGCATCTTCGTTTAGCTCGTTGCTAATTCGCGTAATTACAGCAAGTTTTTTAGCTACTAAACTTACATTATCCCACGCTTTTGTACTCTCAGCGATAGCGTCGCTTTCACCTTCCCAAGTTGCCGTCAAGCCACCTGTACGCCTCGGTCTACGAAGTACATCAGTTGTCATAGGTGTTACCCTTGCCAGTTGCCTTGCTAACCCGTAGGTGTTAATCAGTGATATAATATCAGCATCAAGCTGTGCGGGTACAAGATAGCCGCCTGTTGTATTTACTGAACCCTCGTGTACCGCTTGGAGACTTAGCCCCCATTCATTACACTTAACTCTCGATGCTTCGTGCCCCATCGCAGCAGCCGCCCATACGCCAAACATATATGTCCTTTTTTCGGCATCCGCCCCTTTTAAGTGCAACTGGGCCGGTGCGTGCCTGAACGCATTTGTGGGGATAGATACGTCCTTGGCTTCAATGGAGTTGCCTCTTTGTAAGGATTGAGCAATTTCCGGCTTCGAGAAGTCTTTAACCGTCTCAACTACCGTAGCACGTTGCTGTTGATCTTGTAGCGTCCGTAGATTTTCAATCCTTTTTACAATGTCATCGCTGCTCTCTACGAGACCGTCAAACTTTGTCTGCTCGTCCTCGGTCAAATCCCTATCGCTCTCTGTTTTTGCAAGATTTATCAATACTTCCATATCTTCCGTGTTGGCCTGCATCTTGCTTTGCAACTCACCAATCATTTTCTGGTAATTCATCTTATTACCTTTCTGTTAAACGTCGATTTACATATTTTACGCAGCTACCGCCGCTATATAATCACGGGCTACCGCCCATTGTGAAAATTCAACTCGTTCTACTTCTTATTTTTTCCATACTTAATACTGCGCTGTTACGCCGAGGCGTTCCTGCTCGTGGTGGGGATATAAGCCGGTTTATTACACTTTCAAATGTCGCTACCCTGTCGGCCATACCCTCCTTGATTGCCGTATCCGCACCGACAACCCTACCTTGCCCAAAGCCGCCTATAACATCCGCCTTTTTAACGTCTCTATTGCGAGCCACATCGCTAGTGAACTGGCTGTAAAATTCAGACAATCTGCTCTCGATATTAGATTTAGCATCATCGCCTAACGGCTCATACGGGTTAGCCTCACCCTTATATTTTCCCGCCGTCATTACGGTAGTCTTAAACCCCGCTTGCTCCTGAGCCCCACTCTGCTCCGTATGTACCGCTATAACCCCTATCGATCCAACCTCGCTTGACGGTGATACTATAATCTCATCTGCGGCGGAGGCTATCCAGTACGCAGCGGAGGCCATTAAGCTGTTAGCAACCGCTAATATCGGCTTAATCCCCCGTGCTTCAAATATCTTTTGCGATAACTCCTGTACGCCAAAAACATTCCCGCCAGGGCTATCAACATCAATTACGATCGCTCCTATCTCGTTATCATTTACGGCAGAATCAAACCATGCACCAAACTCATCGGTAGACACCCCCCCACTTGTATGCTGTAACGATCCTATCCGTTGCGAGATTGTCCCTACTAACGGCAGCAACGCCACTTTGCCTTTTATGTTCTTAGCAGTTGTCGCCACCTTAGTTTCTATTTCAATCTCGGCCCCGCTAAAGAATCCAACACCCGATTTAGCAGATAGAAACGCTAATATAGCGTCTAACTTTTCCGGCATAATAGCCCAAACCGTACTGCATACAGCGTTAATTATATTGGCGTAACTATTTTGCTTTGACATTTTCTGTTACCTCTAAAATAAAACTCGTGTTAATTATTTTCGTTATAGTCCCGACACGGTTAGAATCGCCCCATGCCAGGCACTCTATGATCGTCTCTGCAACCCAATCGTGTTCTAACTTTTCCTCGCTCGCCTCCTCATAAGCCTCGTATATCGGATGAAGTATCTTTGCTATATAGGCTTGATGTTTTGCAATATAGGCAGTACACCAACCACCCCCCTGATTACCATGCCTCGCAAAGGCCCGTTGCTCCGCATTGGCTATCCTCGTTGCTACATCTTTTACGAGTACCCCCAACGGTCTTGCCCCGAACCCGCCTGGCTCCGCCGTAGGTATTGGCTGCCCTACTATCGCAAGGTTGGCGGGATATAAGTAATCATCTAACCTCTCTGCCTGGTTAAGATTCTCTAGCCGCCTTATCTCGTTGCGATTCATCCATCCCCATTGTATCGCCTTTGCGTAAGCGTTAAATCTGTCCTTAATAGCACCCCTTAATAGAGCATTAACCAGGTACTCTACAAAATATATTGGATCGTTAAATAGTAAGTCTTTTTCTATCCTCTGCTGTACCCTTGTAAAATAGGGGGTCATCGTATATTGAACAAACTCTACCCCTTGCTGTTCGATATTGTTAAATGATGATTTAGATAATTCCTGTATCATGTGCGGCGGCATCCGGTATATACGGGCTATATCTACTACCTGAAAGTTTCGAGTTCCTAAAAACTGTGCCTCCTCCGGTGCTATCCCTAACTGCTGCCACTTCATACCCTCCTCTAATATCAATACGCCCTTCTCGTTTTGTTTCTTTATACTATCCCTTAGAGTATCAACCGCCTCCGGCCCTATAACTTCGGGGTGAGATAGTACGCTGCCTACTGATCCCTTGTCCCCGAAAAACTTTGCCCCGTATCGCTCCGCCGCTTTCGCTAACCCCAGCGTGTCTCTGTTGGCTGTAATCGGGCTGATGCCTACTATCCCGTCCTCAGATAAACCTTTTAGATGAAACATCTGCCCTTGCGGTATCTTAACCACCATCCCATCGGGTGTTGTATAATCATATCGCAACGCCCCGCTTTTTAATCGTTGTATGACAATCCTATCTGGATGTAACGGCGTTAAACTTTTTGTTATCGAGCCAAACCCTCTCTCGATTTTAGCGAATGCGTTGCCCCTTAATGCTAAATGCCCCCCCATCATTTCCCAAAACTCCATTGCGGTTTGCCATTGATTAGGTGAGTTTTTCAGTATAGGGTATAGCGGATGATTTAACGCCCGCTCTCTATCCCCGTTCTTTGTTTGTTCGTATAAAATTATCGGCAAGCTGCCCATCGTCTCTGATATAATCCGTACACAAGCCCAAACTGCGGATATAGTCAACGCTGTTTTAGCGTTTATTGTTATACCAGATGTAGTATAAAAAGACCGGTCTATTAACGGATGCCATGTCGTACCCGCAACCGCCCCTTTGGGTATATATCCTAACTTGCCAAACATCTTATTAAATAGAAATTTAGGTTTAAGTATATTCATAGATCTAACAAGCCTCGTGTTTTATATATAGAGGGTGCTTTCTCTAATTGCGTAATCGCCTGCCCCAACGCCATAATAGCCGCAAGTATCCCGTCTATCTTTTCAGAGGATTTTTTCTTGCTCGGTTTGATATTACCCGAAGCGTCAATCTCAGCCGATACATTACTCGCCATCCACCGCATCACAGGATTATTGTTGTGTATCATCTTGCCGGATATAATTAGCTTTTCAAGCTCTTTGCTAGGTGCCGATAGCGATACAAAACCCTGCCCAAAACTTATCATCTTATCGGCTGGTATACCCTCGGCCATAAACTGCTGGCGTAGTGCCTCGAAGTTCCACCTATCAAACGCCAACGCCTGCATATCATAATCCGCCCAATCTTTTTTGAGATCCTCTTTAATAAACGAGTAATCAATAACATCGCCTGGTGTAAGCGTTATAAAACCCTGCCTTGCCCAAGTTGCATACGGTACACGATCTTTTTTCTCTCGCTTAAAGGCGTTATCCTTTGGTACATAAAAGCGGGGAGCGAATACGAACCGTCCATCCTCCAAGGGAAACAGCCGCATATAACAGGCTATATCACTAACGGTTGCCAGGTCCATCGCCCCGTAGCATAAAGCACCCTTTAAGTCCTCCAGGTCTATCAAGTCGGTACAGTTATCCCACTTCTCCATACTTAACCAGCGAACATCCTGCTCGGTTTGTATATTCAAATGTAATCGCTTAAAAGTATTCTCAAACGATGGGCTATCCTGTGCCTTTTTGCACTTTGATATGATGTAGTCCATAGATACGCTAACCCCTAGATTAGGGTTGGCCTTTGCCCACACATCGGGGCTAGTCCAATCATCATCTCGGCTAGCTTCATATATAACCGGCAAAAGAGACATATCCTCAATAATGTTATCACGCACCTTACAGGCGTAATCGTATTTTTCATTACAAGCACTTTCTCTTAAATAATCTTGCGTTGTTATATATACCCCTAATGGTTGACTTCTCGCCGCAGTTGAAGTTTCAAGTACCTCCATCAGTTCCCCGTCTGGCTGTGCGTGAACCTCATCTACAACATACATATGGGTATTGTAACCATGCTTAGTAAAAGCATCCGCAGATATGGGTTGATAAAAAGTGCCGGTATCTTCTGTAGTCCCTGGCACTATTTCTACTATAGAATTTTGATAGATACGGCAACGAGAGTTTAGCCCCTCGTGTTTCTTTACCATACCTTTCGCCCAATTAAACACAAGCTTTGCCTGTTTTGCATCCGCCGCCGCCGAGTATATCTCAGCTCCCCCCTCGTCATCGCATAGCATACAGTTCAAAACCATCCCCGCAGCAAACGGAGTTTTACCATTCTTGCGTGGCACTAATAAAAATAATTCTCGATACCGCCTCGTTCCATCCGGTCGTTTCCATCCAAACAGGTTTGCGATGATTGATCTCTGCCATTCCTCCAGTATAAATGCCTCCCCTGTTTTCGGGCCTTTGATATGCGTTAAACATTCAGGGAAAAAATCCATCGCAAGCTGAGCCGCATCCTCATCAAACCAACACTCCCCCGCTTGTGTAAACGGATCATAACCAGGTATACCCATTAGCAGGGTTTGCCATTGTTCGGTTAGTTGAAGCTCCGCTACCGTCATGCTGGCCCCTTCTTGAGAAAGAATCGGTTAGATTTTTTTTCCGCTGGCCTCTTAGTCCCGCCTGGAGCTAGTCCCGCCCGAGCAGCAGGGGTTAAGCCAAGCTCTTTACTTATCTTTAAGATTCTGTCCCATGCTTTGCCTGCGGCTTCGTGGGCGGGATTTAGCTTTGTCGCTCCGGTTGTAGTCGTTTTGATTACACCGGTTATATCATAAGAGTCGATGAGTTCTAAGAATAGCCCGTACTCGTAGCAATATAACGCTAACACCCCCTGATCGATTACAGCTATAACCCCCAATAGATATAGCTTTCTAACCGTCTCGTCCCAAACCCCCTGTGCTTTCTCCTCTAACCACTCGGGCATATCCGGCATACCGACCGGCACCTCCAGCTCGTCTTGACGATTATATATCTGGTTGCTGCCGCTACGCCTCAATGCCGCTATTGGCTTTGGCGTAGGCCCACGCTTGCCGTTCTTACCCATAAAAAAACCCTATATAACTGTTTCCTATCGGACATCCAGCTATATAGAGTATAACAGGTTTAAGTATTTTGTTTTGTGATAATCTTTACATATCGTTATAAATCTTTACATAACCTATGTTTATCTTAATAAAATCTTTTTATTTCCTTCATATCTACCACAACCCCATCTGTCCTTTTCCGGCCTCTTTTACAGGCACGCCTGTTTCTACGGCTTTTATCCTATCCCTACTGTATTTCGCCCAGCCCTCGTTTAATTCAATACCGATATATCTCCTCCCAAGTTCTTTTGCGGCCACACAGACTGTGCCACTGCCACTGAATGGGTCGAGAATGAGAGCATCATCACCGCTGCTTACCTCTATCAGCCCCCTGCAGACTTCTGCTGGTTTTTCTGCGGGGTGGCCCGTTGGCTTTTTCCCAGACCACAGGCATTGGCAAATATCTGGTATGTCTCGGCGTTCAATGCCAAACTCTGATTTGGCTATCAATGCGATTAGTTCATATCGTGGCCGCAGCCCTTGACAACCACCCGGACCTATCCAAATTTTATCCCAGACCATCAGTGACGTTATTTTCGTTCCCGCGTCAAATGTTGCCTTTTGGATGGTCGGCAAACTACGCCAATTCAAAAACTGCCATATTGCTCCGTTGGTTTTGAGTAGTCGCAAATAAACTCTGAAAAGTTCTGCAAACCAATAAGCAGAATTACATAAATCCGCCCAAGGGTTTATTTTTCCTCCGTGTGCTGATGTCGTGTTGAGCTGATACGGCGGGTCAGTCAACACCAAATCCACGCAGTTATCAGGCCAATCCCGCATAACCTCAAGGCAATCGCCGCAAATTATCTGATTTATGGGTAAATCCATTATCCCAATACCTCCCGCAATCTCTCGGCAAACGCCGCCTTAACCTCCCACTTACCAGGACGGGCAAGCTGAGAGATATAGCCCTGTGAGCACCTGACCTCTTTACAATCTACCAACTTAGCTAACGCCCGCTGAGTTAAGCCCCGCTCATCCATTAACCGGATAAGAACCATACCATTTACCGTGCGATGGTATATCGAGTTAGTTATTAACTTCGGCATAACACCCACACCCCGTCAGCTCCGGCCCGCCGCTAACCTTGCAGGAGCGGGTACACTTGAACATAAATCCTGTATCACGCCAGCATCGAGCAGCTCTCGTGCCGCAGACTCTCGTGCCTCATGGGCGTTAATCCAGTCAACTATATCATTGAATTTCTGCCTTACACTTGGCAAGAGAAAATATCCCCACCATCGGTCTTCAATCTTATCCATTTTTACCCCTTCTGTAATTTAGCAATCTCACGCTCTAATTGACGCAAATGGTCATATTGCCGTAACAGCGCATCGCTATCAAATTTAGCATATCCTAATAATTCCTTACACATATCAAGAATCGCATCGCCAGTTGTCTTATGCCTCGCCCCCCGCCCCAACACCCTTAATGACTTAACCGTAGCACACGTAGCGTTTATCTGGTAATTAAGGGCATCCATGCCCTGCGATAGCCGTACCTGCTGGCACCGCTTTAATATCAAAATATCGTTATCAGCCATAATCTACAAATCTATCCTTGCCTATCTTAACATTACCAAACCCAAATTATAAGAAAAAAAACGCGGGGT